GATTGATGCTGGTATCGATCCTACTGCCGCTCCGGTAGAAACTACCGAAGTGAAAAACGAAGAAGAAGTTCCGTTCTAATCAGCGGTATTAATTAGAGGAGGTCGCTAAATGCGACCTCTTTTCGCATATATAAATAAAACACTTATCATTCCCTTATAATGGAGAACATATGCAACTTGAACTAAACATTGAAGAACTCCGGTCAAAGAAAATCTTCCTTGCAACACCAATGTATGGTGGGCAATGTCATGGTGCTTATACCAAAGCACTTGCAGATTTGATGATCCTATGTACCAAACACCAAATCGATGTTAAACTGTTTTTCATGTTTAACGAATCACTAATCACCAGAGCGAGAAACTACTTAGCAGATGAATTTTTGCGAAGTGGTTATGACTATCTTCTCTTTATCGATAGTGACATTCATTTCGAAGCACAAGATGTTTTGGTCATGTCACACTTTGCAATCAAGAATGAAGACATGGATATTGTATGCGGTCCATATCCAAAGAAAGCAATTTCTTGGGAGAAGATCAAGCAAGCAGTTGATCGTGGATTTGCAGACAAGAATCCATTGGTGCTTGAAGAATTTGTTGGAGACTATGTTTTCAATCCAACTGAAGAGATTACATCATTCAAGATTGATGAACCAGTACAAGTGAAAGAAGGTGGCACTGGTTTCATGCTGATCAAGCGCAGAGTGTTTGAAGCATTCGACAAGGCATTCCCAGAGCGCATGTATAAACCAGATCATGTTCGCACAAAGAACTTTGATGGTTCGCGTGAGATTATGGCATACTTTGATTGCGTTATCGATCCTGTATCAAAGCGTTATCTCTCTGAAGATTATATGTTCTGCCAATACGCAAGAGACATTGGTTTGAAAGTATGGATGCTTCCTTGGGTCAAACTCAAACATGCTGGTACTTATATCTTTGGTGGTTCATTGGCGGCACTTGCGGCAGTAGGCGCATCACCAACTGCGAGTGATAAATCTCCTAAAAAGTAAGATTGGATTTTTATTATGATTGAGTACAAATATAATGAAGCGGCTCTTATCAACGAATTGAAAGAGTACATTGACAAGACATATGGTGAACATTACTCTCAGAGCAAATTTCAAACGACAGAATTCATTATCGACAATGGAGATGGTATTGGATTCTGTCGTGGTAACATCATCAAATATGCTCAGAGATATGGCAAGAAAGAAGGTAAGAATCGTAAAGACTTGCTAAAAGTTTTACACTATGCTATGATTATGTTGTATGTCCATGACTTATATGAAGGAGTAAATAATGAAACTGAGTGAATCAACTTTGACCGTTCTGAAAAATTTTGCGACCATTAATCAAGGTATCGTATTCAAGCCTGGTAATGTGTTGCGTACTATCAGCGGTCAACAAAATGTTATGGCAAGAGCAACCATAGCAGAAACCTTTGATCGTGAATTCGCAATTTATGATCTCAATCGCCTACTCGCATTGTTAGGATCGTTAAAGGATCCAGACTTGTCTATCAAAGAAGGCACGAATTCTATCAAGATTACCTCTGGCGGCTCAAGTGCAAACTATGGGCTATGCGAAACTACTATGGTAGTTGCACCGCCAGAAAAAGACATTGATACGAAAAACGCCAAAGTGAATTTTTCGCTATCAAAAGATGATATTTCTCAAGTATTGAAACTGTCCTCGGTGCTTGCATTGCCTAACATCGTAATCAAAGGTGATCGCAAAAAGATCACTATCTCTGCCGTTGATGTGAAGAATAACGATTCTGATGATTTCTCAATTCAAGTGGGTGAAACCGATGCAGAATTCAGAATGATCTTTGTCACAGAAAATCTTAAAATGATTCCTGGCTCTTATGATGTAGCAATGATTTCAAAAGGTATTCTACATTTCAAGAATCAGAAAGATGCAATTGAGTATTGGATTGCAACCGAAGTTGGTTCTAGTTACGAGGAGTAATACCATGAAAAAACTTTTACTCGCTTTACTTTTATTCTCACCCTCAATCTATGCAAGCGAAGACCTCATTAAGAAGTATGGTTGTGTCGCATGTCACAATGTAGAGAAGAAAGTTGTTGGTCCTGCATTCAAAGATATCTCTGCAAAGTACAAAACGAAAGGCGACAATGTTAATTATCTTGCTGGCAAGATTCGTAATGGCGCACAAGGCGTTTGGGGTGCAATCCCTATGCCAGCGCAAAAACAAGTTCGTGAAGATGAAGCAAAGGAAATCGCCAAATGGATTCTAACCAAGTAAGTCGCAGAAAGTTTTTCAAAGGCGCAGGTCTTGTTGGTGCTTTTGCTACTGGACTTATGGCGCCAGTTGTAATTCGTGAAGTCAAAGAAACTCAGATAGTTAATGCGCCAATACCTACAGTTGATCCAGAAATAATTTCAAAGATTGAAAAAACTCCAGCATCAACTCTTTCTTTGATGAGAACTTATGGCGAAGTAAAACCACCAGAGCCACATTGTCCAGATAGCCCATATGTTATGTGTATTGGTCCAAATCAAAATCAATTTGTTCCAGGAACAGAAAAGCATGTTGATGTGAAGATGGTGCCCGGTCCTGATGGAGAACTTTATCTAAACATTAACGGTTCTTGGAAGAGAGTATTGACTACCTAACACTCTATTGCATTCTAACATTGTTTATGTTAGAATATATTTTTTATGTTATGAATGAGGTGAATGATGAAAGAAGAATTCTTGTGGGTCGAGAAGTATCGTCCTAAGACTGTAGAAGACACCATTCTTCCTGCTGATCTTAAAAAAACATTTCAACAATTTGTAGAACAGAAAGAAATACCAAATCTAATTCTTGCAGGTGGTCCGGGTGTAGGTAAGACTACTATTGCGAAGGCGATGCTAGAAGAACTTGGGTGTTCTTATATCGTAATCAATGGGAGTATGAATGGCAATATCGATACGCTCCGTAATGAAATTAAAAACTTTGCCAGTACTATGTCATTTGTTGGTGGTCGCAAGTATGTTATACTTGACGAGGCTGATTATCTTAATCCTCAATCTACTCAACCAGCACTACGCAATTTTATGGAAGAGTATTCTAGTAATTGCGGTTTCATACTTACTTGTAACTTTCTCAACCGAATTATTGAACCACTACATAGCCGGTGCTCGGTTGTACAATTTAAGATAAATTCAAAAGACAAACCTAAACTTGCTTCACAATTCATGAAGCGAGTAATGTCCATTCTCGATAAAGAAAATGTGCCTTACGAAGAAAAGGTTGTAGCAGAACTTATCAAGAAACATTTTCCTGACTGGCGCAGAGTGTTGAACGAACTTCAACGATATTCTGCAACAGGTAAGATTGATACTGGTCTATTGTCTAACATGACTGAAGTATCAATCAAAACTCTTGTCTCCGCAATCAAAGAAAAAGATTTCACGACCATGCGTAAGTGGGTTGCTGAAAATCTTGACAATGAACCCGCGGTTCTCTTCCGTAACTTCTTTGAACACTCAGTAGAATACTTTACTCCGCAATCAGTACCTCAACTGATCATTTTGCTTGGCGACTATCAATATAAGTCTGCATTTGTTGCCGATCAAGAAATCAATACGGTTGCGTTTCTGACTGAAGTGATGGCATCTTGTGAGGTGAAATGATGAAACTGGATTTTTGTGCAGTATGTGGAAGTAAAGAAGATTTACATTTGCATCACATAGATCCAGTGGTTCATAATGGCGGAAGAGAAAACAGAAAAAAAGTTAAATATGATGATAACAAACCTATCAAAGATTGCACTCCACACGAAATATTTAATGCATTGTTTGATCGAGGATTTATTAGTGAACATGCCACGATAACACTTTGTTCTTGGCACCATAAAATAATGCATGGTATCATTTCTTTCCAAAAAACTAATCATTCTAATTTAATCAAAGAAGGCATTAATAAAAGAAGAGAACAAGGAAAGAAAATTGGCAGACCAAGCAAATTTAATTTTTCAGTTCAAAAGAAAATTTTAGAAGATAGAAAATTAGGATTAAGCATAAGAAAAATATGTAGAAAATATGAAATTGGAGTTCAAACTTATTATTCTTATATGAATTTTTATGAAGAAGAAGTTAGAAAGTCAAAAGTAGGAACTGCAAAACTTCCTATAACCAAACCTAAAATTAATTTTAAAGAATATCAGAAACATCTATTAAATAGTAAGAATGATAACTAATGGAAGAGGCAACTGGTAGTTTATCTGAAGCACTAGGCATACCTCTTCAACTTAAACTGAAGAGATGTGTTTATTGCAAACAAGAAAAACCTATTTCTGAATTTCCTAGACACACAGGACACTTTGACAATATAGATACTAGGTGCAGACCGTGCATGAAAGAAAGAAGTAGACTTGTTGCACGAATTAAAAAATATGCACCGCCAAAATCTGAAGTTTGCGATTGTTGCGGCAAGACAGAATACAAAGGTGATGATCGAAAGATGGTTTCATTTGTATGTGATCATGATCCCGTGACAGGCAAATTTAGAGGATGGATTTGTAACGAATGTAATGTTGCGATTGGCAATCTTGGTGACAACATCGAAGGTTTGCAAAAAGCAATTAACTATTTGACAAGGGCACAATCATTATGAATCAAGAACTCTCACAATACATAAACGGAACAAGAACTGCTACCGTGTATGCAAGAACTCATGGTGGATACAGAATTGTTATGATTGATTCTTACTTTGAAACTGAAGCAGTACAGTTTACACAAACCGAAGAAGAAGCAGATAACCTTGCAGAAGATTGGGTGATGAAGTCATGACACCATTTGACTTCATTGAAGCAATCTCTTACACAAAGAAAGACATGTTCAAGGATGAGGGTGTAGATAAAATCTATGCACCATTCATTGTAAACCGTGGGCTATCTTTGTTTAGTGACACCATTCTTTATGCGAATGAGATGAATCTAAGACCAATACTCGACAAAAAACCTCAATTTGCCTATTTACTAAATAGTATCAGACCACGAAAGCGGTATAGTAAGTGGTTTAAAAAGGAGAAAACTGAGAAGTTAGACATTGTATCTGAGTATTTTGGCTATAGCACATCCAAAGCGAAAGATATCATTAAAATTCTCACCGATGACCAGATAAAAACAATAAAAACAAAATTAGAAAAAGGTGGAGTGACCACCAAGGAGAGAAAGACATGAGTTTTGGTGTTGAAAATTTATTGGAAATTGTTCTCAAAGAAGAGGATGATTTTCTGAAAGTAAGAGAAACGCTTACCCGTATTGGCGTAGCATCTCGCAAAGAAAAGAAATTATATCAATCTTGCCACATTCTCCACAAAAAGGGCAAATATTATATCGTGCATTTCAAAGAGTTGTTTGGACTTGATGGTAAGTCAACCGACTTTGATGAAAATGATCTAGGCAGACGAAATACTATTGCTAAACTATTAGAAGAATGGGGTCTTTTGAAGATTGCCGATAAAGAAAGAGCAGAGTATCCAGTCGCGCCACTTTCACAAATCAAAATCCTTTCGTACAATGAGCGAGATGATTGGGAACTTGTTACGAAATATAGCATTGGTAATAAGAAAAGAATTTGACAAACACATGTAAGTGTGTTACAATTCCTTTGATGATAGGTTAAATCATCGCTTTTAAACTTTGACTTGATAAGGAGCATTAATATGGCATTTGTTAAAACTGGTAAAACTCAAGTAGAGAGCCTTGTTTCTTTCCTCCGTGGTAAGAGCCGTGGTATTTCAGCGCCACAAGCACAAGCACTCTTTGGCGTGAAGAACCTCCGTGCCCGCATGAGCGACATTCGCCAAGCAGGCTATCGTGTTCGCAAGACACTCAACACCGAGGGTCGCACTACTTACTTT